TTTTAACCTATAACAGTTCAGGAGCTTATACAGCCTAAATAGTTGCAATTTTTCAAAACTTAGTGTATACTGCTAAGAATGTTGAACTCTATACAAGATGCGGTAAAACTCATTTTACCTTATAAACGGAAAACCAATGCCACTTCGGGTTGGATTTCGTTTAATTCTGTTTGCTGTGAACATAACGGTGAAACCAAAGATACTCGTGGTCGTGGTGGCATTATAAACAATTCGGATGGTGCGGTTAGTTACTCCTGTTTTAATTGTAATTTCAAAGCCAGTTATGTTCCTGGACGCCATTTAACCTACCGGTTTCGAAAACTACTTAGTTGGTTAGGTGCAGACGAAGGTACCATTAAACGCTTAGTCATTGATGCTATCCGTATCCGTGAATTAGTCGCCCCGGAAGTAATTGTAGAAGCCGAAGAAGCCGACCCGATTAAGTTTAAAGCTCGTTCATTACCAGAAGAAGCACTCACATTCCACGAGCTTAATACATTCTATGAATTAAATGACAATGTTAGTGTACCTAGTGATTGGCACAACGCTGTGGTATATTCTGCAGGCCGTAATGTAGATCTTAACAAATATCAGTTATTATGGACTTCAGAAACACAGTATAATTTAAACAAGCGAGTAATCATTCCATTTACCTGGCGAAATGAAATAATTGGATATACTGCCAGAGCCTTTAATGACACAACTAAACCCAAATATCATAGCAGTTATGAACCTAACTATGTATTCAATGTAGATACACAACAAGCAGATTGGCGTTTTGTTATAGTTAGCGAAGGCCCGTTTGATGCCATGGCCATAGATGGTGTGGCAGTATTAAGTAATGAATGTAGTGAAATACAAGCAGATATAATTGACAGTTTAGCTCGCGAAGTTATTGTAGTTCCAGATGCAGATAAGGCAGGCGCAAAGTTAATTGCCCAAGCTGTTGAATATGGGTGGAGTGTTTCCTTTCCGGATTGGTTACGTACACACAAAGATATCAGTGCGGCAGTAGCAGAGTTTGGCAAATTGTTTGTTATGAAAACTATCATTGAATCCAAGCAATCGAACAAATTAAAAATTGAATTACACAAAAGAAAACTATATAATTAAACCATGGCCACAGAATACACACCAGAATTACAAAAATTATTTCTTGAAATGATGATGCAGGACGCACAGAGTTATACAAGAATCTCAAATATCTATAATCCAGAAAACTTTGATCGTAGTCTACGTGAAACAGCTAAGTTTATACAAAGCCACTCTGCCGAATATAAAACACTTCCTACGTATGAACAAATTCGAGCAGTAACGGGCGTAGAGCTCAGACCAATTCCTGATGCCATAGATGGCCACCAAGAGTGGTTTATGAATGAGTTTGAAGGCTTTAGTCGCAAGGAAGAACTATCACGTGCTATCCTTAAAGCCGCAGACTTACTTGAAGAAGGCGACTACGATCCTGTAGAAAAACTAATCAAAGACGCAGTACAGATTAGCTTAACCAAAGATATGGGTACAGATTACTTCAATGATCCGAGAGCACGTATTGACAAATACTTTAATTCTGGCGGACAAGTAAGCACAGGCTGGCCCACTATGGATAAAATATTATACGGTGGTATGAGCCGCGGCGAACTTAATATATTTGCCGGTGGCTCGGGATCAGGTAAAAGTCTTGTTATGATGAACATAGCACTGAGTTGGTTACAGGCAGGACTGTCTGGTGTATATGTTACACTAGAACTATCTGAAGAACTATGTAGTTTGCGTACAGATGCTATGCTTACAGGTATGGGCACTAAAGAAATTCGCAAGGATATCGGCACCACAGAACTTAAAGTTAAGATGGTATCCAAGAAATCTGGACAATATCGCGTTAAGCAATTCCCGGCACAAAGCAACATCAATGATATTCGTAGCTACTTAAAAGAAGTACAAATACAAACAGGTATTCGAGTTGACTTTGTTATGGTTGATTACTTGGACCTGCTAATGCCGGTATCAGTTAAAGTTAATCCCAATGATCAGTTTATCAAAGACAAGTATGTAGCAGAGGAATTGCGTAACTTATCGCAAGAGTTAAACGTATTAATGGTAACAGCAAGTCAGTTAAATCGTAGTGCAGTAGAAGAAATTGAATTTGACCATAGCCATATTGCCGGTGGTATTAGTAAGATTAATACAGCGGATAACGTGTTTGGTATCTTTACAAGTCGTGCTATGAAAGAGCGTGGACGTTATCAAATCCAGTGTATGAAGTCACGTAGTAGTACAGGTGTTGGTATGAAAATTGACTTAGAATACAACATTGAAACTATGCGTATTACTGACCCCGGAGAAGAAGGGCAAGAAAGTAATTCTGGTGGATATAAACCGGCTACTAATATCCTAAATCAAATTAAGACAACTACCACAGTAAATGCTGTGCCACAGGCAAAAGACGGATTTGATTTAGCACGTGATACTATGCCACCGCCGGGTTCTAGCGTAGAAAGCACTAAATTAAAGCAAATGTTGGCAAGTTTGAAATCACAACAAGATTAAAAACTCTATAAATATAACATAAACTGGAGCCCATCTTGCAAAAGCGAGCCCGTAGCATTTTAGACGAATTAGACACTTTGCTAGTACACAAAGATCGTGAGAATCTTGTGGAAAGCCGGGCCACCCACGTCATATCGGGGGCGATTAATTTAATCAACTATATTCGTGAAAACTACGATGCCGAGCAAGCTGCTGAGTTAGAGCGCAGGCTGATCAATTCAATCCGCACACAGGAACCAGAAAAATTTAAACGTGGTGTACGGAGAATAAAAAGTGAAGATTAATGAAATTATTGTAGAAGCATTAAACAAAAATACAGGGACACCTAACGCTGATACAGAACGTGGGTGGGATCAAGACACGTATACCGGACACGTTGACCCTGCTACTGTTCAGATGCCAGACTTTTCGGGACTAAGGCAAGCTGCCCAAGGTGCTAAAACATTAGGTCAAGGATTTAAAAAAGGATGGCAAGGTGTAAAAAAAGTAGCTGGTGGTATCCAAGGCGCCGGACAAGGTCTGCGTTCAACAATGAAACAGCATGCCGGTGAAAAAGAAACTGCCCAGGCCGCCAAATATTGGGCCAACAAATGGAGTGAAGCTGTTGGTGCTAACCCTGCGATAGCAACAGATAAAACAGCACTACAAAGTTTTGCTAAAAAAATTACAAGTAACAAAATTAATCCTGCTACACCAACTGACATGAGTGCTCCGGGTGTGGTTAAGTATTTGACTACAGCATTAGGTCAATTTAAAGCCGCAGAAATTACAGGACAGTCTCAAACAACTGCTCCTACTGTTGCTGCCAATGCTGCCAATGCTGCCAATGCTGCCAAACCTGCACTTACCGCAGTTCCAATTAACCCGGCGCCAGGGGGAGTAGCAAAAACTCCGGCAGGAATTGAAATTCCACAAAATGTTGGAGGAGGTGCTCGTAAAGAACCAACACCAACATCACAACCCGACCCGCAAGTACAACAACAAGCATTGGCACAAGGTGTACAAATTAAAAATCAAGAGCCTATTATTATTAGCACAGGTAAAGGCAAAGAGTATGGACTTGATGATCAAGGTCAATGGATACACTTGGCCAGTGGCAAGATTCAACCTGAAACATTACAGGCATTTTTAAGTCAACAACACGATATTAGTCTAGGCACTCAACAATAATGTATCTATACGAAGGTGGCAACGTATTTGATAATACTAGCGATGTAGCACGAGAAAATGTTGCCGCAGTAGTAGACACGATTAAACGTGAATTACCTGGCTCATTACAGCGTCAAGTAATGGCAGACATCGGCTCTGCTGGATACAAAGTAGCAAGTGGTGATATTGATTTATTCTTAGATGCTAATGCTACAATTAAAAACTTTGGCGTTGAAGATGAAAAACAAGCCAAGCAAGCTCTAGCACAGTATTTCCAAGCAAAAGGTTACGGTGTAAAAGTTTCTGGACGCAACGTTCACGTTGATGTTCCTTACAAATTAGCCGATGGTCAACAAGCATACGCACAAGTTGATTTGATGATCATTGCTGATGCCAAGCGTGTAGCAGATTGGCACCAACATGGACCGCGTGGCAGTTATGATGATCCAAAATTTAAAGCGGCACAGTTGTACATTTTATTAAACAGTATTGGTAAGTTCTTAGGCGTTAAAGTA